AGCCTCGCACAGTTAAAGAGCTTCCGGTCATGTGGACAGAGATAGATACATCATCAGGTAGCAGGTCATACCGATCATTAAAATACTGAGCAACTTTACGACGTTTAAGAGGCGCACCATTAAGGTCTACACAGCTCGATGCCTTGTGATCCTCACCAAGCAAGAGCACGATCATGCCTGTGCTCTTGATCGTCGATGTGTTTACACACTCCCAGAGCTTGCAACCAAGCACGCCATCGGGTGAGACATGCGCGAGATCATCAAGCCGATAAACGCTCGATGTGCCCTCGATGGGCTCAAGCTCAGACCATTCAACAAGGCAGCTCTGAGAATAACAGACGACGCACCCTCTGGGCTCGGCCTCAGAGTATGAGATATAAACCACACCGTGAGGGTTATCGCGCATCGTTGACACGCGAGCACCCCAACCAAAATTACCATGCACATCGAGCCCGGTAGATTTAGAGCTGCGATTAAAGACTGTGAGATAGTCTTGCATCTCTGTTGGGCTCATACCTGGGCCATCATCACAGATCGCGAGCTTGCGTATGCCTTGCGCGATAAACTGAGGCTCTTCATAGATCCTGATTTTCTTTGCACCGGCCTCGATCGAGTTTTGCACGAGCTCGCGCAGGTGTTGCATTGGCAGGTGATTCTCGCTTGACCTGTGCAGGGTTGCGATGGGGTTGTGGTCCTTTAAGGGTTTAAGCTTGATCTTCATAGCTTACTCCATTCGTTCGGGGTGATGTCGTATGCCCCACCACGATTTAAGGTTGATCAGAAGATGCCTAGTCGAGCATCTGAAATACCGAGCTTGAGCGCTCGCTTGTGCAGTTCGTCGATCGCGTCTGGCGTTGCGTTGTTGGGCTTGTTGGCAAGAGCCCAGAGGCCACACACGAACACCTCGAGGTCGTCTTTCGTTTTGACGCTCTGACCTCGCTTGATGATCTGCTGAACATCGTCTTGATTCTCCCATTCATGATCTGAGACTTCGCCTGTCTCCTCGTCAAGATCACCGATCTGTGAGATCTCATACAGCTCGCGAGCTGCTTGCTGATACTCTTGCGCCTGTGCATCCTCGACCGGTGGCGCGCTGTGCTCGATGGCTTTGTGCTGTTGAGGTGGCGCGCTTGGCCTCGGTGCTGAGCTTGGTTGCCTGGTCGGTGTGCGGAGCTCCTCGCCTAGTGAGTCGGCACTGATCTGCGCGCGCTCATCATCATTCATGCTCATGTTATCCGCGATCTCGTCGGGCGAGTACATGCCAGAGGTCGCGTCGGGATACACAGCGCGCAGCATGAGCGTGAGCGCTCGCGCTCTGAGCATCTGCATCGGCATTTGTTGCCAGTTGCGATTGCGGGTCAAACCCTGCGCCTTTGCCATCTGCATCGTGTAAGTGAACACATGTTTGATCGCCTCGGGCTCATCGGTGCGCGCACACTCATATGTGCAGTGTGTATCATCCCAGCTCGTGATCACCATATAGCGACAGAGACCCGAGCGACGCACGACGCCTGACATCGCATCTGCATTTAGGCTTGGCTTGCCTTTGAGCATGTATGCGTTGTTCTGAGTCACTGCCATATCACCGGCAAAGTGAGAGCCAAAGGCAGCGTGCAGGCGCAGGCAGTCGCGAGGGTTGTCAGAGATAAGAGATGCAATCTCTTTTGCTTGGTCGAGGGTCTTTGGTGTGTAGATGCTCATGTGTCTTGCTCCATTCGTTGAGGTTGTTTAGATGTTGAGGGCGAGGCGTAGCTTTAAGCGCTCGCAGCGATCGTGGATTGTTTGGCCCCGTGTGACATGCCAAGCACGCACGATATGAAACCAGTCTTTAGTTGACATTGTGAATCGACGACCGAGGCGATCGCTGACAAACTGCTCGACATCGTTTTGTGTTGAGTCGTGATAGTTGGCAGGGCCGACCGGGTGAATTGCATCGAGGATCGCAATTTGGTGCACGAGGTGCGCGATCTCGTCACGCTTGAGGTGTCGGCTTGTGAAGGGATCAGGCTTGCGCTCTGGCTCAGGTGCTCGGGTGAGTCGATCAGTCGCGAGACCGATGAGGCCACAGAGAGAGAGAAGGAATACAAAGGCAAAGACGATGAGTAGAACGTCGATCATTTGTCGAGCTCCTGTGCGATGGTGAAGAACATATCTGGTGTATAAATCTTGTCTGTGAGTCGGTTGGCAGCGTAGCTCAAGCAGATTGCTGCTTTAAGTGTGGGCTCAGTCTTTCCGTTAAGGATGGCGTAGACGTGATTCTTTGTATGACCTGCTTCTTTTGCTAGGTCAGAAAGAGTGTACCTGTTGAACTTGAGATCAGCTTGAAGCTGAGACTTGAGGGTCATGACTCGACCTCCTTTTGATTGATGATACCCTTGGTGGTAACTGACTTGTTATTTGATGTCAAGTGGATTTTACAAGAAAGGTGACTGAGTGTTGACGAGAGGGTAATTCATCTGTACAAGGTAAACACACCCTAGCACTAAGGAGCTCGCATGAGTCACCTGACAAACGCACAAATCTTTAAAGCCATCGGCTTAGATGACAGCGTTAATCCATCGTCTAAATACACCCTCTTAATCTGTGCTCATGTGCTCATGGATTGGAAAGCATGGAGTGGTCACATCAGCGCTGATCAATTGGCTCTCGCTACCAACCAAAGCTCAAGGGGCGTCCAACGTCACCTCAAGACATTAGTTGAGGCTGGGTGGCTGTTTCGTCACGCTGAGGTCAGAGGCCCAGGTCTGCATCACAAGTCATTCACGATTCTTAATCAAGACAAGGTAAGAGAGGTCTTGAAGCGCGCTCACGATACGACAGAATTGGTCAAGCCTGATACGACAGATTTGGTAAGTGTATCACCTAAAGTGTCGAGCACATCATGGTCTACCGATACGACAGAATTGGTCAAGCCTGATACGACAGAATTGGCAGATGCCAAGAATGACACACCTGATACGACAGAATTGGTCAAGCCTGATACGACAGAATTGGTCAGGACAGCTATGATAGAGACTGAGCTCACCAAAAGTGTCGTAGTTGATACGACAGAATTGGCAAGCACTACGACAGAATTGGTCAGCGACTTACCAAATCTGTCGTACATATCAATATACTCCAATAATACTCAATCTTCTCTCAATACAGAGGCAGAGCAAGAGCCAGAGGCGCGCGAGGAGTCGAGCGAGGTCTATTGGGAGTTTGAGAGGGGGAGTATCTGGTGTGATCGATGCAAGCAGCATGTGCCAAACGATCAGCCTCATACTTACCCTCACTCAAAACTAATCTGCTCAGATCAAGAGCCGACTGATCAGACGCTAGAGAAAGCTTGGGATGATGCTTGGAGCAAGCACGAGCTTGAGCCGATCACCGAGGAGCTGCGCGACGGACTCTGGTATGTCTCTCGCATTGATGATCGGCTCGCCTATCGACAAGAGGTGCACCGGCAGGTAAAGCATCATAAGCGATACGATGTGCGCGACGCGCTCTTGATCGGTGATGAGTTATTCAACAAGATGACTCAGGAGCTCATCGCTCCTCAAAGCGCGATCGATTGGGTAACGCTTCAAGCCTCGGGACACCTCCCAAGCATCTCGACACCGGCAGCGCCTCCAAAGGAGAGCAACGTCTACACGGTGACGGTCGAGCAACAGCAACGAATGAAAGAGATTGATCGAGCTTGGGCAACCGGGGCCGATCACACGACGAAAGTGACGAATGGATGGTAAACTATAAAGAGATCAATGCAGAGAATTTTCCTGCTAGTGAGTGGGTAAGTAGCTCAGGCGTGCTCACGACGACGCCTCTGCCATACTGTGACGAGTGCGAACAGGGATGGATCAGCGTTGAAGGCGAGCCCGGTCAAGCGCGCATCGCCAAACGATGCCCGACTTGTCACCCTCTTCGACAAAAGCTCAAGCATCTCGAGCGCGCTCGTCTGCCGTTCGTCGCTCACAAGCATCTCTTGAGCGATTACCAGTGGGACACACCAGAGCAGGCAGAGCGCGTCGGTGCTGTGCTCGACTGGCTACATGGGCGCACTGATCCCATCGATCGCCCTTGCGTGATGATGTACGGCAAGCCGGGCAACGGCAAGAGCTTCATGCTACATGTGCTCGGCAAGCACGCCTGTTTTAATGGCAAGCGCGCACTCTTCCTCACTCATGAGGGATACATGCTTGACCTCAGAGCGAGCTTTAACAGAGACAAGCGCATCGACTTTCACGAGATGCTTGAGCGCGTCGACCTGCTCTGCCTCGATGAGCTTGGTGGTATGGGTGGCGGTGGTAATTGGACAAGCTGGTACAAGGCTCAAGTGCTCGAGATGATCTCAGCGATGTATGATCGTTGGGCCGCTAAGAAATTGAGCATAGTCATGACGAGCAACCTCGTGCCTAAGCAGATCCTCGATGATCTATGCGAGCGCAACACAGCAGCAGAGAGCCGACTCGCGCAGATGTTCGGCAAGCCGGTGCGCATGATCGGCCCTGATCGTCGCGCGAGCTCCTCTGGGAATGGGTGGCGATGATGCCTGACAATACAAAGACAAGCCCAGAGATCATCGAGCGCGCTCGAGGAGACGGCGGTGCCGAAACTCTCGCGCACATCCAAAACGGTTGTTTCGTTCTCGTCCACGACCCGATGGTGCCCTTCAACATGGCAAGCGTCGCGGGTGCCCTTCACCCACGCACTGCGCTCGGCCCGCCACTGCACCTGTCACCGCTGCTCGAGGACGAAGACTGGGAGGCCGTCTTCCTCCACCAACGCGAAGTTGTTGCGGGAGGGCTCGCCCGCGCGGCGGACCTCGTACCTCGCTTCGCCATCTTCTCGATTGCGCCAATTCCTCTGATCATCCACCTTGGTTTCTTGTTCTCCGACCGGGTTGAGACAGAGCTGTTCCAGTTCGACCGCGACCGTGGGGATTGGAGTTGGCCCAACGAGCAGTCGGAGACGGCCGGCCAGGTGCCCGAGCTGGTTGGAGAGCCGGAGAGCGAGGTGGCGGGTGAAGGTGATGCGGTTCTGCGCGTCTCGCTGAGTGAATTGGTCCGCGCTGCCGACACACAGGCGGTGGTCCCGAATCCACTGGTGGAGCTCGCCATCGGCATCGGCGATCCCGACAAACAGTGGCTCCAGTCGCCTGAGCAACTCTCGCACCTGCGGGAACTCTACCTGGAGGCCCTGAAGTCGATTCGAAGGAAGGTGCCCGGCTGTGGCCGCCTTCACGTGTTCTACGCGGGGCCTGCTGCGGGAGCCTTCCTCCTCGGGCAATGCGTGAACCCCAGGATGGACCCTGAGATCGCTGTCTATGAGTACTCCCGCCAAAGGGAGCCGCGCTATCGCCTCGCCGGCGTCCTCACTGAAGAGGGGGCGCTATGACTGCAGAGGAATTCCTCGAGAATGTGCTTGCAGAGCAGGCCGTCGAAACCGACTCCGACGAGCACGCCAACCTCATCGAGGAGCACGACAGCATAGCGACGCTGCTTGCTCGGGAGCTTGCAGGCTATGAGAAGGTGGTCACTACTGTTGTGACCCTGCGAAAGCTGTAAGCTCAATACATCTCCAACATGTATTGCTCAGCGCTCAAATGCAGTAAGCCAAGAGGCGGCTCATCCCATCCACCTCCATGACTAGCTCCCTTACTGCGCTTGCATAGTCTCTTATCTCTGCCTGTGAGTGAGTGGCAAGTCTGAGCTTGAGGAAGTGAATGAGGGCATGGAGTGAGCATGTCCAATAACACTCTGACATGAGACTGAGGGGAAGCACAGCCCGCGCTTGCTCCTTAGCCACACCCACCTTTAGGAGCTCCTCATACGCCTTAAAGCTCGCCTCAATCGCCCTGTCATAAATCATCCCAGCTCTAAGGGCGTCATCCTCAGCCATTGGCCCCGCGCTCCCTTGCTTGATGTGCTCAGCGCCTCGCCTCCACTCCTGAGGATCCCACGCCTCATGATCAAAGCGCACATATCGACCGCTGATCTCATTCCATGCACAGCCCACCTGGTGTTTCATCCACTGCCTTAAGACGAAGATGGGAGCTCTGATGTGGAATTGAAATTGAACATGCCTAAAAGGAGACGTGTGCTCATGAATCCACAGATAGTGAATCAGCTTCCAGTCCTTTTCATCCATCTCCTTTGAGCGCTTGCCAAGGCTCACGCGCGCCGCATTGACCACGCTCAGGGGGTCGCCCATCACGTCAACCAATGTCACACCTCCTCCACCTATTGATTTATGATTCTCCATCATGTATGCCTCTCAAGTGTTAAGGGACCGAGGGCTTGAGGGTGGCCACATTGCCTCCTCTCTGCTCCTCACTAACCCCATTGATGGAGAGACTATGAATCATATCATTCTGATTGGCAACGTTGGCAG